CCGTGTTTGCGGTCATTTCAATTGTGATGAACACAGCCGTGTTGCACGACATTAAAAACATTGCATTAGAGATTATCACAATGGAAAGCCGAGTGCTTCAAGCGTTTGTGTGCTTTTCATTAAGTGCTGTGCTTGCAACGTTGCCGATTACTATTTATTCATGGTATAAATCGATAAAGGGATGAGCGCACGTAAACAACAGACCGCAGTTTAATGGTTTGCTGATAAAATAAATGACATAATTTTTGATGGATTGAGAGAGCGTGTTGAATTATTAAAAAATCAAGCCAAGGCAATAGAGAAGGAGCAGATTAAGGATGCGTATGAACAAGGCGAAAGTGATGGCTATAAACAATTTATAATTAACATTGACAAAAGATATGAGTCATTTGAACAATACTACAAAGAAACCTATGAGCGCAACTAAAAAACAGACCGCAGTACAATGGTTGGTAGAGAAATTAATGAAAGGTGATTTTGTAAACAATCCCGATGAATTAATTGAAAGAGCCAATGCAATGCATGAGGAGCAGATATGCACCGCCTACCTCGCTGGTGATTGCCAAAATATGTTACCACACGAATATTTTAAAGAAACCTATGATTGAAGCAACATTAACCCGCATCCCGCAGCGCACGCAAACGCTTGGCAAACTGATTGTAAAGCAAAACAACGCAGTAATATTCGATTGTGACACGATTGAACTGCCGTGGCTGAACAACCAACCGCAAATATCCTGCATACCTATTGGCACTTATAACGTTGTTTACAGAGAAAGTGCAAAATATCCAAGGCATTATCACATTCAAAACGTACCTAATCGCAGTTGGATATTAATTCATCAAGCCAACTATGTAGGCAGTAAGAACCCATCCACACGCAAAGCAGACCTATTAGGGTGCATCGGTGTTGGTCGTGGCTATGCTGACCTTAACGGTGATGGCATCGTAGAACTAACACGCTCAAATGCAACGCTAAAACAAATGCTTGCGGTTATTGGTACTAACTCTTTTAGATTGACAATACTATGATAAAAGGCAAACGCTACAATTACTCTGGCAAGGTCATAACCTACTTGCGATTGATAAACATACCCATTGCAGGCCGTTTAATGCCCCACATGGAATTCGCAGCCGAAAGCGGTAATAAGTTCACAATGACTATTAAGGAGTTTGAGAGGTTGAAATTACAGGAAGTGATATGAGCGAAGCCGTGAACCATCCAAAGCACTACGGAGGCGAGGGCAATCCGTTTGAAGTGATTAAAATAATCAATCACTACGACCTTAATTTTGAGTTGGCGAATGTTATAAAATATGTGTTGAGGGCCGACAAAAAAGGCAACCGAAAACAAGACCTACAAAAAGCATTGTGGTATTTAACGCACGAAATAAACAAGCAATGAAAATACTCGACTCTTTCAAAAACATCAAGGGCAACTACTCCGCTCGTAAACTATCGGCATTCGTAGCCGTTGCAACATCAATATACATTACCGCTCGATTAATACCCGCAGCCGCTCAAATAGAAGCACTTTATGCGTGGCTTATTTTCGCTGCGGTTTGTATGGGGATAGTAACCGTTGAGCAGATAGTTAACTTACGCAATAACACACCCGAACCAAAGATAGACCGAAGAGAGGAGGGTGCAGGATGTTAGTTTGCAATCCACGTATAATGACCTTTAAGTTTACCGTACCCGATATGATGCCGAGCGAGGGCATTCAAAAGATTGCGGGGTTCAGTCGTGGGCATCATAAAATCAATTCGGTTAGAATAGGCATCAACCGAAGCGAAGACACAAGCACCTGCCGATTGTTTCTATACACATACCTTAACGGCAAGCAAATAAGCAAGTACATTTGTGAAGTGCAAGTGGGCGAACTTTGTCACGTAACGCTCAAAATGAGCCGTTACGAATACTATTGCATAGTGAACGAAACAGCGCAAGGGTTTACATTTCCGAGCCGAAGAACGTTGCCTATTGGCTATACATTAGGGTCGTATGCAGAACAAGACCATACCGGGGCGCGAGTGCCGTTTGATGTTGAGGTTAAAAATATTATTGTAGTATGAGAATTTACCTGCAATTAGCCGCATTGTTGTTGGTATTAATAGCAATGACTTATCGAACCTGCCACAGAACGAACGTAGAGCCGTTTAATGTCGGTCATAACATCGATAGCTTGCTCGCCCAAACCGAAGTGCTGCGGGAACGTGCAAGAATAGCCGAGAGTCGAAGCCGTGTACGTGATACCGTGTATGTTACAAGGGTAAAGTACATTCGCACCATTGCACCTGCCGAGTGTGATACATTTATTCAGTTGGTTGTTGCCGAGTGTGATACCATTATCCAAATCAAAGAAGTTGAGATTGCGGTTAAAGATAGCGTAATTGTTGCCGACTCAACGCTCATAGTAGCTCAACATAAAGAGATACGCAAACAGCGCAGGCACAAGCGCATTGCGGTATTAGGGGCGGTAATGATATTTATTTTGTCGGTGTTAAATTAATTACTATATTTGACCACGTTTTCATAGGCGTTAAATTTGTTTTAAAGGGCAGTTCAGAAATGAGCTGCTTTTTTTGTTTTAACAAATTTTAACAAAATAAAGTTTGCAGATATGAAAAATAGGTTGATATTTGTGCCAACAAATTAAAAAACAAACCTATGAAAAGCACATTTGAAAAAACAGAATTTAACACAGATTTCGACCACACAACGCCTATCGTTACTATGATGAATGAAATGGGATATACAAATGTAAAAGTTGAAACCTGCTTAACTAATGGTCTTTCTCACTATGTTAGATTAAACGTTGAAGTGTTAAATGAGGGCAAATGTTGGGCAGATATGTTTATTTATGACGGAAAAACAGACATCACCATACGTATCAGCGACCATGTTTCTGGACTTGAAAAAAATTGCGGGGGCGTTTGCGGAAACAAAATGACAATGTTCGCTTTCAAAGAATTAATTGAAACAGGAGCAATAAAATCAACAAATTAAAACAAAACAAATAACTATGGCAACAATACTCCTACTAATCTTCACAACAGCAACGCTCACTTGGGCAGCAACATCACAACGTAATAACGCAAAGAAATGACCAGACCACACTCCGACAGAAACCAAGGGCGCAAATTAGAGCCAAAATCCGTTCGCATACGCATACCCGAAATGTACCGTGACCACATCCGAGCAGAAATAAAACGGCTTAAAGCGACACCCGAATACAAGGCGGTTATGAAGCGGATAAATGATGAGGATGGGGATTGAACGTTTTGCAGCTATACGCAGTTGTGTGTCGGCTTTGTGCGGTGGGAAAATTGCGTATAGCTGCTGTTATAAGCTGGGCGGTTTAATTAGTAAAAACTTAAATAGAACGATAAAATGAAAATAGAAACTCGAATAAAAACAGGAAAATTAAAAGGTTGGACAATTCGTAAATCAAAGCACGGTTGGTATGACCTATATTCTAATGGTGGAATAAGCCAAACACAAGGCAAACACACGCTTGAAGAAATTAAAGAAATTGTCAAATCGAAGCAGTCAAGTTAGCCTTGCTTATAACGTGATGCAGATTTGCGAATTGGCTGTATACACAAAGTACTTGTCAGCCATTTTGCAAATGTGCTGTTATAAGCTGCCAAAACTATTTTGTCTTATTATGTTTAACTGTATTTTTTGTCAATGAGTCTATTTTAAATTCAAGTTCACTAATTTTTATGTCTTTTATGTTTAATTGGTTAGATACATATATTCCACAAATTCCTATTGCTAAAATACTAATGGCATTAAGTATAGCAGCTGTTGTCTTAGCAATTGTCCAAATTGTTTGTCTTGTTTGGATTTTGGTTTCATACATAAAACCACCACGTTCTAAAAAAAGTCGTCCATGAATAGTAATATAATACGTCTTAGTATTAGTATTGTCGCCATTTACTTTTGTAAGATAATTGAAGTTCGTCAATTTGTCGTCACACAATTTTTCAAGAATCATGTACAATTCTTTATTAGTAAATGTGTCGTTAAATTTACGTTTAATTTGAAGATGTGTTTCAGGAAATTGCTCGTCATTGTCGAGATACATCAAAACTTTGTCAAGTTGTTTTGCAGCAGATTTATTCATGATTCGTGTGTCAAATTGGTTGCTTATAACGTTTTGCAGCTACCAGAAGGGCGGGATTTTAACCACAAAATAAACTTAGAAAGATGAATGATAATTTAACCACAAATGTTTCTAACGAAGCAGAAAGCCCCGCCTTTTTGGTAGGTGCTGTTAGCGGACAGTTGCCGACTAACGAAGAAATAGATTTAATAATTGAGCAGGATTTGCCATTTAGCGAAGAATATCAGAAATGCTCTGAAAAGGAAAAGGCACTTATGTTAGCGGCAACGAAAGCTGGAGCAAAGTGGTTTCGTTATTCGCTGATTGAAGGCAATTTCCGCTAACGTGTTTTCGCTTTGCGTTCGTGCGGTTTTCGGAGCACGGAACTGTCAACCTGCACTGATGCCAAATAGAAGCACTACACTTGAATTAACCACGTCTGCCCGCATGACGCAAAACGAATGTTGGCAGCTGGCCTTTAATAAGTCACAAATTAAAATTTAAATACAAATGGAAGAACAGGAATTAGTCCTTGAACAAGGCAAAATCTATTACCTTGACTATGGTAATAACACTCAAATTGTTGGTCGATATAAAGAAAGCGATACGTGTAACCACTTCTTTTATGACTTACTCCATTACTGGAATGGTTACGAAAGTTTTAGACACACAAATCAACATTGTGTAAAAAGTGGTATTGAAAACATACGCAGGGCTTCAAAGTCTGAAATTCACAATTTAGTCAAACATGAAATTGACAACGATTGTATTTAGGCTTGCTGCCAACGGATTGGGGCTTTGCGAAGGGCAAGGCATAGAATTACAAATGTTCAAAATTAGTACAAATGATAGATAGAATTACAAATGCTCAATTAACCACCGAAGCCTTGCCTTTTGCAAAACCCTTGTTAGCAGATGTGCCTTTGGTTGTATCTTTTTCTGGTGGTAGAACATCAGCATTTATGGCAAGAGCATTACAATTACGATATGAAGGTAAAAGAGATTTGATTTTCATATTTGCGAATACAGGCAAAGAAAGAATTGAAACACTTGATTTTATAAATGAGTGTGAAACTCGTTGGAATTTAAATTGCGTTTGGCTGGAATATGATTTAGTTGAAGATAAAAGCACATTCAAAATTGTAGATTATAATTCAGCTTCAAGAAATGGCGAACCATTTGAAAAAATGATTTCTAAATATGGACTGCCAAATAAAGCATTTCCACATTGCACAAGGGAACTGAAACGCCAAACCATAACAAGATATTTAAGAACCATTGGTTTGAATAATGGCAAATATGAAACTGCAATAGGTATAAGAATTGACGAAGCACATCGTATTAATTGGCAAAATGCAAAACGAGATAGATTTATTTACCCACTTGCAACGGATTTCAGAGCCACAAAAGACTTTATCAGAACTTGGTGGGATAGGCAGGATTTTGATTTGCAGTTAAAAGATTACGAGGGCAATTGCGATATGTGCTGGAAAAAATCAGAACGCAAATTGCTAACAATGATTTTAGAAAAACCACACTTAATTGAGTGGTGGAATGAAATGGAAATTAAATATGGTCAAGGCGAATTTTCATTTTTCAGAAAAAATAAAACAGCCATTGACCTAATAGAATTATCAAAACAAAAATTCAGAAAAGCAAATGACGAACACGAAGCAAATAAACAGCAAGAAAAACTATTCGATTATGATTTGGACATTGAATACGATTGTTTCTGCAAGTCATCATAGGGTGTCGTTTGGCATTTCTGCTAACTCCCCGCTACCCGCTAAATTATATCGCATACACAACAAACTAAACCCCAAATACCTATGAACCTACTAAAAGAAATTCGCGCTCAATTCAGCGCAAAGGAATGGATGCAGGCAATATTCTGTCACATCCCAACGGCCAATGCACCACGTATTAATGGCGGTGCGAAACTAACCCAACCTCGCAGATGCAACAACTTTAACGAGTTGCATACGAACCTAATCCAATGGAGAAAGGAGGTGGCAAATGGCTAAAATAAGAAAAACCAACCGAGTGATAACCGATGCCTACAAAGATAGCATCCGACCTGCGCACATAACAGACAGAGATTGGTCGATGTGGTTGGAATATAACAAGGGGTTGCATTACGCTGAAATTGCAATGATACATCGCTTATCACCTGTGCAAGTAAGGGAAGTTATCGATGGCATCATTATGAAACTAAAAAACAACGCTGTCGGCCTGTACAATGATGATTTCACAACGGCACACGAAGCGTTTAGGTTTCGGGAGCGCATAAGGAACAATGTGCGTTTAGCCGAAGCAAGTGGCATGGCGGTGGTTAATATTATGAGTGAGGTTTAACAACTTTTAACATTTTTGTATTGATATTTACCCCATATTTGCATCACTAAAACAAACGAAAAACTAACCCCTAACCCCCTAACCTATGAGCAAACAAATCACAAAAACCGTTGAAACACTAATCACGTATGCAACACAAGACAAATCAATGTCCATCGAAGTTGATGGCTTAACTACCTACTTTCGGATTGATGGCGAAATCGAAGCATCGTGGCCGACCGAAGCAAACGAATTTATTATGAACGTACTAAACCGACATTGCAATGAGCAAAATATCGCTTAATGATTACAACAAGGCATTATTAATCTGCCAACAATACCGGGCGCAGATAGATAGCGAAATCGGGCGCACACCATTGCGCTCGTTTATCGAATACAACAAGCACAGAATGAGCAGAAGATTAATCAATATCTTATACAAGGCCGTTGAAAACGGACACGAAAACGTTGAAGAATTAACCGAGCGTGAACTCATGCGCATTAATATGTGCGGAGTTAAAACTATTGTTGAATTTAATAACTTAATAAACTCATGAAAGAAATTATAATCAAATTCAACAGATACAATGAAATCATTGAATTGTCCGATGATGCCGAGTCGTTACCGTGGTACATATTAAATCCGATATGTGAGCATTTTAATTACAATGACATCAATATCACCTACGATGCCGTTCCAAAGCATTATAGCAACCCAAATGGCGAGGAGTGGACTGAACACGAATACAAGCAGACATCACCCGACTTCGATGCACTACCAGAGGCACTACTAACAGAAATACTAATCAATCTAAACAACTAAAACCAAATGAACACAATCACAGGTACAATTAGAGAAATCTACAACACCCAACAAGTAAACGACAACTTCGCCAAGCGTGAAATGGTTGTCACCGTTGCCGATAAATATCCGCAACACATCACAATTCAATTCACGCAGGACAAATGCACGATGCTTGACAAGTACATGGTGGGCGACAACGTAACCGTATGCTACAACCTACGAGGCAAGCAATACCAAGGCAAGGATGGCAGCGTTAAGTATTTCAACTCGATTGAGGGATGGAAAATTGACCGCACAGAGAATGTGCCGTTAGATGCCAAAGGATTGAGTGTTGATGATTTATTTTAAACTAATACTAACCCCCAATAAACAAACAAAAACCTATGGAAAACAAGACCCAAACAATGCAGGTTGCAGCGGTGCAACAACTACCAATTAACGAGTTAATGAATATGGCCAAGGCATTTGCCGAAAGCGGAATGTTTCCCGATACCAAGTCGGCAGCGCAAGCCATCGTTAAAATTCAAGCAGGCCAAGAAATCGGAATACCTCCATTTGCTGCTATGACAGGCATTCACATCATCCAAGGCAAGCCAACAATAGGAGCAGGCCTTATTGCATCACGTGTCAAAGGTAGCGGCAAGTATGATTACAGAGTGATTGAAGCTACTGAAAAGATTTGCACCATTGACTTCTACCAAGGTGTTGAGAAAATCGGCACATCAACATTCACAATCGAAGATGCCAAAAAAGCACTTACCAAAAACATCGACAAGTTTCCAAAAAATATGCTATTTGCACGCGCAATAAGCAACGGTGTGAAGTGGTATTGCCCCGATGTATTTAGCGGGCCTGTGTACGTACCAGAAGAAATGACTGCCATTACCGTGGATGCCGAAGCAGTTGAGGTAAGCAACATCGATGAGTTAACTGCAATGATTAACGCTTGCCAAAGCATTGAAGAGTTAACAAATGCTTGGAAGTCGCTATCAAAGGCAGAAAAGGCAAACGATACGCTCATCAATGCTGCCAAAGAAATGAAATCAAAACTAACCCCTAAAACTGCTGAATAATGAAAGTAACGTTGTATCAAATAGAGCAGAACTACCTGCAAATTGCTGAACAACTAATCGATAACGGGGGTGAAACATCCCCCGAAATCGAACAAAGTTTGGCCATCACCGAGGAGCAACTGCAAAACAAATCTGTTGCTTATTCATTCGTGATTAAAGAAATGGATGGCGAGGTTGAAATCATTGAAAACGAAATCAAACGTTTGCAAGCAATGAAAAAAGCACGCGAGAATGCATCGCAAAGGTTGAAAGACAACATCAAGAACGCAATGGACTTGTTCAACATCGATGAGATCAAAACACCATTGGTTAAAATCAACTTTCGCAAATCAAAAGCGGTTGAGGTTGATGATGTAAACAAGCTATCTGCCCCTTATAAAGTTGTTAAGGTAACGGAACAAGCCGATAAGGCAGCAATCAAAAGCGCGTTAGAAAGCGGCCTTGAAATACCTGGGTGCAGAATTATTGAGAACAGGAACTTGCAGATAAGGTAAATATTTATTAAGTTTGCACCGTAGAGTTGCGCCTACAAAAATAAAAATATTACTAACGGCCTTTGTCGAGTAGGGAAGCGCAACCCCGAAAGACAAGGCCTTATTTTTTTTATATGATATCAATTTTTAAATCAGCCAAAAGCACGCAATCCGAAAAAAATATTGAAATAGATGCTTACTTTGATGGCATACAAAATGGCCTGTGGCAAGATGAGGTGTTGAACTATCGTGCTGGGCGCACACAAAAAGAGTTGACTACTTGCGTGACAATTTCGGGAGCGTTTACGCAAAGAAAAGCCGACAAACTTCTTCAGCATTCGGGGTTCATTTGTTTGGATATTGATGCCAAGGACCAAATTGCATCAATCGACATTGAGCGGATAAAAGCAGACATTTATGTGTATGCCGTGCATCGTTCACTTTCGGGAAATGGCTTTGCCGTTTTTGTGCGTATAGATGGCGAGCGACACCTTGATGCCTATTTAGGTTTGGAGCATCATTTTATGTTAAACTATTCGATTGTTCTTGATAAAAGTTGCAAGGACACAAGCCGACTGCGTTTCGTTTCGTATGACCCCGACATTTACATCAACAAGAAAGCAAAAACGTTTAAAACCTATTTAAAGAAAAAAGACAAGCCAAAACCGAAACCTGTTGTGGTTAAAACTGACTTTGATGAAATGGTGGTCAAAGCAGCACCTATGAATTTGTTTGATGAATATGCCGACTACATTCGCCTTGCATTCGCCTTGGCAACGGAATTTAGCGAAAGCGGTCGCAGGTATTTTCATTCGCTTTGCCAAGCATCACCGAAATACAACGAGAGGCAAGCAGAGCGTGATTATAACATTGCTTTGACACGAAGCCAAACAGGTGTTTCTATTGCATCAGTTTATTATATCTTTAAGCAGGCAGGAATTCAAACAACATCGGAAAGAACCGAGAAAATTAAGTCAATAGTAAAGTTAGCCGACAACCCAAAAGAGGCACTTGAAAAGTTGAATATACCTTTAACCGATGCCGAGCCGTTTATTGTCACAAATGAGCAACGTGGCGAGCCGACAGAGATTGACCAAATTGTTGAATTGATAAAATTGAATAGCGTAAAATTTAACGAGATTACACGCAACTTTGAATTTAATGGCGAGGAAATGACCGACCGGGTACTTGCAAATTTTTACACAAAAGTTTGGCAAAAAATTGATGATGGCATAAGCAAGGATAAGATATTTACCTTGATACAAAACAGGGATAATTCGATAAGCTACAACCCCATTCGTGATTGGTTTGAGAAAAATAGCCATCTGCAAACCGACAACGAATTTGAGAAGTTAAAGAGGTGCTTCAAGATTGAGCAGTTAATCTATGAGAATGATGGGGTGTACAACTTTGACCAATACCTCGACATTTATCTTAAAAAATGGTTGCTTGGCTTGATTGGGTCGGCATACGGCACTTATTCTTTGATGATTTTGGTCATTGCTGGGGAGCAAGGTATCAAAAAAACTGAATTTTTTAGGAACCTATTGCCGAAAGACCTGCGCAAATTTTACGCTGAAAGCAATTTGGATGAGGGCAAGGACTCGGAGATTTTAATGACTAAAAAATGGTTGATTGTGGATGATGAGTTTGGCGGTAAGTCCAAGAAAGATGCCACGAAATTGAAACGATTGAGCAGTCAGCAAACATTTAGCATTCGGATGCCATACGGTAGAGTGTCGGAGGACTTGATGAGGTTGGCCGTGCTGGGTGGAACTTCAAACGATGCCGAGGTAATCAATGACCCAACTGGCAACAGGCGCATCATCCCAATAAATTTAATTAGCTTTGATTTTGATGCTTACTTGGCCATTGATAAGGATAAACTTTTTATCGAACTTTACAACGAATGGAAATCGGATAAAGAAGCGTGGTTTTTAACCAAGATACAGATTGAATATCTCAATAAAGCTAACGAGAAAAATATTGAAGTGATGGGAGAGGTTGAAGTCATAAATAAGTATTTGACTCCCGACCCGATTTCCAAAATGACCAACACCGATATCGTACTTGAAATACAAAAATTGCACCCAAGTTTCAAAACGAACTCAAAACGAATGGGGCAGGCATTGAAAAAATGTGGGTATGAGCAGCACATTTTAAAGGTCGGGTCAAAGGTAATTAGGGCATACGAAGTGAAAATCAAAGGAAGTGTAACCTCGTATTACATTGAAAATCAAGAATATATTAACTAAAAGTTACACATTTACACGTTACACATCATTTTTAAAATGTCCTATACAATAAATATAATATGTGTGCGTGCGTGCGTGTGCGTGTGTGTGTGTGTATGTATAGGTCTGTAAATATGTGTAACATCTGTAACCTGTAACCAAACCACACAAAAGCATTGATATCATTGAGTTTTTAAAATTTACACATCGGTAACACATTATGTTAAGAGAATACCAAAAAAAAGCAATTACGTTAATTGAGAGCAACCAAAACAAGAATGTTGCACTCCAAATGCCAACAGGAAGTGGAAAGACCTACACATTTTGCGAGGTTGCTAAAAGGCACTATGCTGAAAACATCACAAGCGTGCTTATTTTAGTGCACAGGCAAGAACTATTACAACAAGCTAAAGAAAGTTTAGGAGAGCGTTGTTTTTTAATTGAGGCAGGCATTAAGTCAATACCCGGTGATTATGCTTATTATGTGGGGATGGTTGAAACGGTGAACAGGCGGTTGAAAATAATGCCTAAATTTGGTTTGGTCATTATTGATGAGTGCCACATCGGTAATTTTAAAAAGATGCCATTTTTTGAGCAAGAACATTGCAAAGTATTAGGTGTTACTGCGACTCCCATTGCTGAACATCCATTGGCTAACTATTACGCTGAATTATTGCAACCTGTGACCATTACTGATTTGATTAATGATAATTACTTATTGAATTGTGATGCCTATGGTTTTGCGAGTGATTTGGTTGGTGCGCAAAAATTTAAGGTCAAGGGCGGTGATTTTGATGAAGCACAAATGGAGGAGTTTTATTCAAGCGAGAAAATGGTTGCAAATGTGATTGAAAGTTATTGGAAATTATCGGCAGGCAAAAAAACGCTGATATTTAACGTTAATCTAAAACACAATGATGCCGTTTACTATGCCTTACTTTCTGAAGGATTGAACGTGTATAAGTTAACAGGCGAAACAGAAAAAAAAGAACGTGCCGAGATATTGCAGAAATTTAAATTGGAACGTGATGCTATCATCTGCAATGTAGGTGTGTTGACCGCTGGATTTGATGAGCCAAGTATTGAAACGGTAATACTTAACAGAGCCACCAAGTCATTGTCATTATACTTGCAAATGATTGGCCGAGGGTCACGGTTGCACACAGATAAGGATAAATTTACCGTGATTGATTTGGGCAAAAACACCATAAGACATGGACAATACACAGATTATTTTGATTGGCAAACATATTTTAGAAAAGGCACTAAAAAAGAAAATTCAAGTGCAGGAATGTCACCTGTTAAAGAGTGTCCAAATTGTGGTCATTTGCAACACACAAGAAAAGTGCAATGTGAGAATTGCGGACATGATTTTGAGCAAGAAAGAAAAGCACAAGAAGCAGAAGAAAAGATACAACAACTCGTTAAACTAACAAGAGAAAAACCAATGAATATACCAACAGAACACCTATTCCAATTAGCCGAGGAGCGCAGTTGGAAACCTTACGCAGTATTGCACAAAATTTGCGACCATATTATTCAATATGAATTCAAACATTTGCCTATCACTAACCACGAACATTCAGTTAAGATGGCGGGGGAACAGTTGTCTATTTGGTGCAAGAAGTACAAGAAACAAAATAATAAATGGCATCAAGATTTTGTTGTAAATTTGCTCAATGAAAAACGAAAAAAAGTTATCGGAGGATAAAATACAAAGTGATTGTTACGTTTGGTTTCATAACACCTACCCCAATATGCGTGGGTTACTGTGCTATAACCTAAACAACAGCAAAAACAAAATTGATGGTGCAAGAAATAAGGCAAAGGGATTGGTAGCGGGTAGAAGTGATATGGTGCTTTACTATCAATCAAAAGCGTACATGATTGAGTTTAAAACTGAAGATGGTGTGCAATCAGCAGGGCAACGTGAATGGGAGTTGCTAATTTGCAATCAAGGTTTTGAATATCACATCATCCGTTCGATTACCGAGTTTCAAACACTGATATTTGCAATTCTAAATTAATTTGTATCTTTGTGAAAATTTATTATCATGCCACTAAAACAAGGTTATTCACCAAAAACCATCGGTAAGAACATCAAAACCGAAATGAAAGCAGGCAAACCGTATAAGCAAGCGGTTGCAATATCAATGTCAGTTGCTAAAACTGCAAAGAAAGCAGCTAAAAAGAAGTAACATGGCTGATAAGAAATTCAAGAAAAAGGTTGGTGACAAGGTCATTACCTTTGGCGCAAAAGGATATTCAATTGCACCCGGCACTGATAAAGGTGATAGATATTGCGCACGTTCGGCTAAAATTCCCAAATGCGACAATCCACCATGCCCGAATGATTTAAGCAGAAAAGCATGGGGATGTGTTGGTGATAAGAGTTATAAAAGTAAAGCGGTTAAGTTTAAGAGGGCGTGATTGAAAAAACATATATAAGTATAACCAAGCACACAAAGTGCGTTGTAATGCGTTAAAACAATGCCAAAAGGAGCAAAATACGGAGGCGGTAGCCGAAAAGGCAAACCAAATGCCACAACAATGCAAGCAAAAGAAATGATTAATGCTGCCATTGATGGTCAATTAGTTCATTTTAACAGCACAATGGATGAGATAAGGACTGATAACCCTGTTGATTGGGCAAAGATACTTGTGTCTATGTTTAAGTTTGTGATGCCTGTTAAAACTGATATTACAGGCGAGGTTAAAATGTCAACCATCCGCATCATCCGCGATGGAGAATGAAATTGAAATCAAATTAAAACGGTTACACGATAAGCAGAAGCACATTCTCACGACTGCAAAGCGTTTCAATGTGCTTAAATGTGGCCGCAGGTTTGGCAAGAGTACCATGGCCGAAGAGTTAATAATCAATCCTGCACTTGATGGTTTCCCAGTAGCTTACTATGCTCCAACGTATAAAGACCTCAATGACTTTTGGATAAAGATTAAAGAGATAGTTTACCCTATTATCAAGAATAAAGATGAGCAAGTAAAGCAGATACGACTGATTACAGGCGGCATCATTGATATGTGGTCGCTTGATGATGGCAATAGTGGCAGGGGCAGGAAGTACAAGCGAGTAGTTATTGATGAGTGTGAGAAAGCAAGCAAGTTAGAGTTAGCATGGCAAGGTGTGATTAGGGCAACGTTAACCGATTACATTGGGGATTGTTGGTTTCTTTCAACACCTGCATTCGGCAACACATACTTTAAGGAGTTGAGCAAGAAGTATATTGATGACACGTATGATATTTGGCAGTCATGGACATTCACAACGTACGATAACCCACATATGAACAAGGCAGAGATTGACCAAGCCGCAGCCACGATGGATGAAATGTACTTCCGATGCGAGTACCTTGCCGAGGATGTTACACTTGGCCGAATGTTATGGGCGTATGCTTACGATAAAGAGAAGCACGTGAAGCCAGTGGAGTTGAATTATAAGTTACCGATAATATTATCATTTGACTTTAACCGTAACCCGATATGTTGCTCCGTGTTGCAGGTTGATTTACCGAGTACAATAATGGTGAAAGAAACAATAAAGCTACCTAATAGCGACATTTACGAACTTTGCGATGTTATTAAATCAAAGTATGGCAATGCCTTGTTTCAAGTTACCGGTGATGCGAGTGGTAAATCATCAAGCGCATTGGTGCAAGATAACCTCAACTATTATATTGTTATTAAGAACAAGTTAGGGTTAGGCAATAATCAAATCATGATACCAACTGTTAACCCGCGATTGGATGAAAACAGGATGCTTGTAAATTCGATATTATCACGTGGCAATGTGTTACTTGACCCAATTGGAACAAAGGGGTTGCAATTTGATTTAGAAAACGTATCAGTGTTGGCCGATGGCACGATAAAGAAAACAGACCGAAACGATCCAACACAACAGGCCGATGCGCTTGATACTTTTCGATATGCCTGCAATGTTTTTCTAAAAAGTTTCATAATGCAATAAAAATTAATACATTTGCAATCGTGTATTCAGTAATCATACCAACATTATGGCGCAGCACGCGAACGCTGCGATTGATTAGCGACCTTGTTCAATGCAGTCGTGTTGGCGAAGTGATTATTATTGACAACAACAACGGTCAAATAACAGAGGGTGGCAAGGTTAAAATCATAAGCAATGGGCAAAACAATTACGTTAATCCGAGTTGGAATATGGGAGTATACGCTTCTACCTATCCATTTATCGCGCTTTGCAACGATGATATCAATTTCAATGCCAGCAAGATGTTTGAATTAGAACCCGATTACGGAGATATATTCGGCATTGGAACATCGTGTTACGATACAGAAATCGAATTGGACTATGCAACGGTTACGCATACGCACACGCGTAATCATGGATGGGGATGCTTAATGTTGATGCGCAATGAAGATTATCCACCCATCCCGAATGAATTACGTGTTAGTTACGGTGATGATTGGTTGTTTAAGAAGCTACCAAACCGTTACAACATCAATGGAGTAAGGGTTAATACCGAAATGAGTACAACATCACGCGAAGCAGAGTTTATTGCAATAGCTGAACAAGATAGCAAGATATGGCACACGCTGAACAAATAGAATGGTGTAACCTCGTTAAGGTTGCTCATCCCGAACATTTCCATGGTGTAACCGTGTTGGATATCGGCTCACTTGATATTAACGGCAACAACCGTTATCTGTTTGAGCAATGCGATTACACAGGCATTGATATTGGCGAGGGTGCGAATGTTGATGTTGTTTGCAGTGGCCATGAGTATAAGACCAAGACCAAGTTCGATGTTGTGATTTCAACTGAGTGCTTTGAACACGATAAACATTGGGTTGATACGATACACAATGCGATACGATTATTGAAGAAAGGTGGCATGTTTATATTCACCTGCGCAACAGAGGGCAGACCCGAACACGGAACGAAGCGCACATCGCCAAAGGATAGTCCATTCACAACTGATTACTACAAGAACCTAACCGAAGCCGATATAAGAGCAGAGGTTGACATTGATAAGATATTCACGCAATACAAGTTTAAGGCACGCACCACGTTCCCGCAAGATTTGTATTTTTATGGCATCAAAAAATGATTTGTTCAACACATTACACGCAATCAGTAAGCGGTTGCGTAACTGACCTAAACTTTTCAATACCTGGCATCACATCGGATAACGATTGGACTGTTCGATTTACTTTTCAATCGGGCGCAGCAATTCAGCAACCGCTTGTTTTAAATGCCTACACTAATGACTTTACTATTAGCAATGATAACTATTGGCATATTGGCACAGGTGAGGTGGTGTTTGAGTTTTTCCAAGACAGCAACAACTGCACACCGTTTGAGTTTACGCATTGTGATAAGACATACAACGGTATCAATATAAACTTTACAAACATTCAAACAGATGATGACTATGTCAATATTCCATGTACTTGCGCTGAATAGCTTAATAATCATGGGCATTCATGTGTTGACACGACACGGTATGCTATTGCAACCATTCGTTAATGATGATTGGAATGAGTATATTCGCAAACCATTGTATGACTGCCCACCTTGTATGGCTTCGGTTTGGGGCATATTGGGTTGGTTATACTTCACTCCCGAATTAAACATCATTCTATACTTACTTGCTTTATGCGGACTTAACGGTTTGCTATCAGCGATATTCTATTTAACATGGGAACACACGAACGAATAATTGCTGCAGGTTGGCAATTTAAGCGCGAAAGTTGTGGCTGTGGTGGTGCTGAAAAGAAGCGCACATACATAAAAGGCAGCGACCAACTAATTTACTATACACGAACCAAAAAAATAACCGTAAACAATGTTATCAAAGATATTCAAGAAATCTAAACCAACGTACAAAGCCGATTACGCATTGGAGTTTGCCTTTAATTGTGGCGGCATTGATTACTTTGAGTTTGTCGATAAAAACAACCTACCTTACGAGCGTGGATTGGAAGCATTGACATTCTACCAAGAAATGCAGAATGGTGTTACAAATGATTACTTAAAGGCGTACAATGCAAAGATGAACCAATTGCTATCCGATCCAAAGAAAATCAATGTGAATGAAATTGCGAAGCTACAAGGGCGGTTTGAGGAACGTTGTAATTACATTGTGAGCAAGGATATTATCTACAAAGTTGCTTCGGTTGCCTTTGTTGATAAGAATGAACCATTGACACGTTATGATTACAAGTTGAACGAGAAGAAGATTGCAAATTGGAAGGAAAATGCTGGAGATAGTTTTTTTTTGTCAATGCCAGTAAAGAAGTTAATACCGTTTTTGATGAAATCAGGCGACACTTCCCTGATGTATTTGAACATCGTGGAAAAAATAGACCAGATACAACGGGACATTCTTTCATTGCAGACGTTAGAGATGGAATTGCAAGCCGAGAAAGATTGAAGCTAACCGTGTTAAAATATTTACCCGCTAATTATCCGATAAATTTATTATCTTTGTACGATTTCTTTTTCTTTGCTAATGAAGCGAAGAAGACACCACCTAAACCACAACAAAACAAACGTTAGTGGAAAATATAATAATAAAGTTTGTAGCCGATACATCGGGTCTTGAACCTGCGATTAAGCAGTTAGAATTAATTGGCAAGATAAGCAAAGAAGATGCTGCTGCGTTTAATGCTATTAATGCTGAACAAAAAGAGTTTATTCAAAACCTAAATAAGTCAACAACCGAAATGGGCAAGTTGTCTAATCAAGTTGATGATTTGATGACTGAAATTCAAGGGGGTGTTTTAGAAGATTTTGCTGACCATTTATCCGATGTAACCAAAGAAACCAAAGAAGCAGGCAATGGTTTTAAATCAATGAAAGCCGAATTGCGTGAATTAAAAGCACAGATTGCGAGTGGTACATTGGGCGAAAAGGAATTACGAGAAGCCACAAAAAGAGCGGCAGAATTAACTGATGAACTTGGTGATGTTAGTGATAAGGTAAAAGCATTGGCAAGCGACACAAAACGAATTGATGCAGTAGTAACAGCATTTAAAGGAATAGCCGCAGCCGCATCAGTTGCCGCAGGTGCATCGGCTTTGTTTGGAAGAGAGAATGAAAAACTAAATCAAACATTAGCCAAGGCGCAAGGTGCAATGGCTTTATTACAAGGTGTTCAAGAATTGGCAAACATAGCCACGACAGAGGGAGCATTAAAAACAATGGTATTAGATGGGGCGCAAAAAACTGCTGCTGTAAGTGCCAGAGTGATGGGAACAAGTATAGCAGGAGCAACAGCGGTTGCAACAGCAGGATTAAGTTTATTAGTTGCAGGATTAGTTTCACTTGTAATTTATCTAAATGACACAAGTGATGATGTAGAGGAGTTTAACAAAACCATAGCAAATATAGGAAAAGATGAGGGCAGTCTTGAAAATGCACGTACAAGGATTGAATTAATACGTAAAGGTTTAACAGATGAAGCCAAATTACGATTAGATGCAGTAAATGCAAGAAATAAAGCATTGCTTCAATTTCAAACAGAATTTAGAAAAGACATAAAGGCAATTGATGATGCATTTAATAAATTAGAAAGTGCTGATAAAATAAGAGAAAATGGCAAGTATTTAAGAGAGCGTAAAAAAATAATAGACCAATTCAATAAAGATAGTATTCTTGTAGAAAAAACATATCAAGATGAATTAGCACAAATTGATAAGGAAGTTGCAGAAGCTAAACAAAAAACAGCAAAAGAAACAAGTGGTAAAATTGTAGAAAACAAAAAAAAGGAAACACAAGATTTAATTAATGAACAAAAAAGAGCATTACGTGAGGAAATTGCAGCAAATCAATTGGCATTAGAGTCTGCAACTTCCATTGATGAAAAAGCATTTTATTATAAAAAAATAACCGAACTTAAAAAAGACCAAGTGAGGTTAACCGAGGATTTAACGGATAGCGAATTGATATTAAGATTGGAGCAATTCGATAAAGAATATGAAGCATTTGTAAAATTGTTAGTGGATAAAAAATATGCCCAAGATGGATATTACGATGCAGATTTAGAAGCGTGGGCAGCAAATGAGCAAGCAAAGATTGATGCAGCTAAGGCCGCAGCCGCAAAACAAGCTGAAGAAGATAAGAAAAAGAAGAAAAAAGCATTTGAAGATGGCGCAGAACTCACACAATTTACCATTGACCAAGCACGTGTTGTTGCCGACACGGTATTCACCATCATGCAACAAAACAGGCAAGCTATATTCGATGCTGACATGGCGAAACTTGAAGAAGCGCGTGAGCGTGAACTTGACAATAAAAACTTAACAGAGTCGCAACGTGCGCAGATTGAAAAGCGTTATAAATTAGAAGAAGCACGATTAAAGCAACAAGCGTGGAAGCAACAAAAGGATGCTGATTTAGCGCAAGCAGTTATCAATGGTGCGCTTGCCATAAGTAGAGCATGGACATTAGGTTTACCTGCTGCCATCCCTGCATCAATAGCCGCAGGTGTTGCTACGGCTGCTCAAATAGCCGTGATAGCGAACACTAAACCGCCAAAGTTTGCCGATGGTACTGAATTTTTAATTGGTGCCGGAACAGGTCGCAGCGATAATAACCTTGCATACCTATCACATGGTGAGCGTGTCGTTCCTGCTTCGGTCAATAGTGATTATTATCCTGCATTGTCAGCCATCCATAACAGAGAAGTTGAACCAACGTTTGCAAACAACATACTAACGGCATTGGCCAATGGAACATTCGACCTTGCAGCGCAATATCATCAAGGCCAAAGCAAAGGCAAATCAACCTTTGATGTTGAAAAACTTGGCAAAGTATTGGAAAAGCACAAGACAAATGTGAACATAAACATTGATGAGAATGGCTTTAACAAATATGTTGAGAAGTCGAACAGCAGGACAGAGTTTAGAAACGCTAAATTGAGAATAAAAGCATGATATGGCAATTTAGTTTAGTAGATATTAATAACATTGCGGTTGTTGTTGATGAGCCGGTAGGGTGGGATGGCATAGCTTGTAACTTTACACGTAACCTAACACATCACGGGATATTCACAAATGTAACAACCAACTCATTTGAATGGGTAGAGGATGCTTACGATTTACTACTTGCCGAGTATCAAATGAATGGTGCAAATGGTTCAATGGACTTATTGATTGAATATCAATGTGCAGAGGGCGATACATTAACAACATATTTTAGGGGCAAATTTGACTTTAACACTTTTGAAAGACAGTGTTTAGATTATTGCTTTATTAAATGCGATGTAACGGCCACAAAATGCACAGATATATTCTTATCACGTATGGGGCAGGATGTGAACGTACAAAGCACGCAAAACTTTGATGGTGATGCAATAGCACCAATGACATTCACTACCTTAAACATTGAGGGGCAGGATATATTTGTGCAGAATAAAGCGGATAACGACAATGGAGATAACTTTGTTGGATTAACACTTGACACTTCGGGAATAACAGGAACACGATATTATGATATACCTATATTGTTGCCAAACAATCCGATAATTGAGTTTGGAGATTGGAACGTTAACAATATTAGTCCATCAATTGTGGCAAAGAATGAGGGAATAGATAATATAGAATTCCCCATGAGTGGCAGTGATTTTAGTCAGTATTTTAATTTTATTTACTTGTATCAACCTGCCGTTGATGATTGTGTTTCAAACATTGATTACACATGGCGAACAAAGGGCAATTTCAATATTACACCTAATTACAACGGCTTTATTGAAATTACTTTAAGAGCTATACAAGTAAACCCATTTACCGGCCCTGCAATAAGTTTAGGAACAGTAATAATTGCCACAGGTGTTGCTTTAACCAATGGCGTTCAAACAACTATTGCCTTTGATGAAACAAATTCATCATCATTTACAAATGGCACTCCATTTGATTTTGTTGCATTTTACTTTCATTTAGAGATATTAAAAACAACAGCATCAGCACTTGACCAAAATGTAATAAGCATTGACTACGATAGTGGCAGTGTAAATTACTTCAACATGGAAGCCAATAGTGCTTGTGGTGAAACAACAACCGACTCCGTATCATTGCCCGATTTATTAGAGTGGCTACCAACTGCATACTATTCATCGGAATGTCCACAGTTGCAAATTGAAAGTGAATTGCGTGATTGTTTGGCGCGTTACTCAATAACAAAAGGTTCGTTTTTACGGAATGTAACCGAGCCAAGCGTGCCACAATTGTTTACAAGTTTTGAGTTTATGTTTGACAATTGCCGTAAGATATTTAACATCGGATGGGGGTTTGATAACAATGAAACCGAATTATTGATTGGCAACATTAATGATTTTTACCTTGGTTCAGTTGTGGCTGATGTTGGATTGGTAAACAAGGCCACATTCACAACGGCAAAGGATTTGATTTATGGCACAATAACAATAGGTTATAACAAGTGGGAAGCAGAAGAGTACAACGGCCTTGATGAAACGAATACCGAGCGACAATATCGCAGGAATATCAACAGCAATCCATCGGAACTTGACTTAATGGCCGACATCATCAGCGCAGGATATACCATTGAGGTAACACGCAGGAAGAACCAAGCGGAAACAGGTACGAGTGATTGGCGTTATGATGATGATTTGTTTATCATCAATACTTTTGAAGATGAGGGGCAACTATACGCTTATAGAGGTGTTGACCTTTCGCCTGCATTTGTTTATTCGCCTGCAACACGTATGAACTTTGCGCTCACACCTGTGCGTAACTTGATGAGGTGGTTTCGTACATTGGCAGCACCAACTCCCGATGTTACAAATGAGTCGTTAAAGTTTACAAGTGGCACAGGTAACTTTAAAGCAGGCGGTCAAATGACTACTTCATGCCCGGTTGAAATTCAACAGATATTTGAGAATAGCATAATAAACAGCACATTGTTTCAAAGCAGTTATAAACCCATTTGGAAAACAATATATGCGACATTTGATGCACCGCTAACAATGGTGCAGTTTGAAGCGATAAAAACAAACGTATACGGTGCTATCCGCTTCCGTTGTGGGAATGATTTATACCTTGGCAACATTGTAACATTGAGCCACGAACCGAATACCGGGTTAGCATCCTTTAAATTACTATTGAGAAGATAATGGCTACTATAACTAATATAAGTAATAGCTTCGTAACGTGGTACAATTTTGCAACCGAAAGCGGAAGAAGTGAGTATGTTACCGACACCATATGTGGTATTCAAAAAGATTTTTGTTTGCCTATTTACGATGTTTATGACTTGTCATTTCAAGTGCAAGTGACAACGAATGTCGATTTATTAGACCCTGCAAACTTACCGCCAATATATCGCAATGACCCTGTTCCACCGCCATTTGTAGTACCACTCACAGGAGTGATTGCAAAGGTTAATCTTGTTGGTACTAACACCTATAATATTTGGTTTACTTTTTTTGCATCGAACTTGCTTGATGGCTTATTCGATGGTGACTGCTTTACTTTGTCGATTGTATTTGATGACTCATCAAATTTCGTTTCAAATCAATGCTTTAAAAAAATTGCAGATAAATGTTTAACTACACGTGTTACTTACTTCAATAACGAGAATGCATTTGGCTTTGATTATCGCGTTGCAGTTATACAAATCAATCCACCACCTGCACCGCCTTTGATACTACCCACCATCAACGCAGTCCGCTTGCCGTTCTACCTCAAAGAACCAATCATTAGTAGCGACAAGAACGTGTATGTGCGTAGTGATGGCAGCCGTAAATTATTATCGGCAAGGTTGTCGAAGAAGTACAAGGCATTAGTCGACCACGTGCCCGAAGAAGTGCATCAAAATTTAGTTGTTGCGCTTAACCACGATGAGGTTACATTTTATCCCGACAACATCACAAACGGCATTCGTGTACGTTTTGAGGATGAGTACAATAATAATTTTCCCGAAGTGATGCAAAATGTGTCAATTTGGTCAGCAGATTTCACTATCTTTGAAACTCCATTTAATAACTTCAATTCAAACTGCTCATAAATGACAACAGGCATCTTAATAATCGCAGTTGGGGCAAAGGGTTACGGACAATTAGCAGGTTCATTGGCGGCTTCATTACGTGCCAATAATGTTACATTGCCTATTTGTTTAGCCCATCAACCCGAAACTATTACACGTTTGAATGAACAGTATTTAGATTTATTTACAGACTTCGTTTTGATTGATGATAAACACATTACACTTAACGATAATACCGAGTGTTATATCAAAGCAAAGGCATATATGGATGAATTAACACCGTATGATTATACGTTGTTTATGGATGCCGATATGTTAGCTTTAAACAATGGTTCAATCAATAATGTTATTGATAGTTTAAATGGTGTTGATTTTGCAATAAAAAACAGTGGCTTTACCACCTTTGATAGTGATACATTGAATGCTGATAGTAAGCAATGGGCAAATATCTTTGAAGTGCGTGATAAATTTGGATTTACAAATGAAAAGATTTGGAACGTACATAGTGAGTTTATCTTTTGGAAAAAAGGCCATCCAGTGTTTGCAAAATGGATTGAAAACTTTAACAATATACGTGTTGAAAATATTGAATTTGGCGGTTGCATCCCCGATGAATTGCCGTTATGGATTGCCATGTGTCAGTTAGGTGTTGAACCTCATATTGCCAATTGGCATCCATCATATTGGCCAATGGATAGCAGAAAAATGAAACGGTTAAAGGACATGAAAGAAGAGGGATATTGTGCTATTAGTATTGGTGGCAATAATATTCATCAAGTGCAACGTGAGGCCTATGATTTATTGATTTCTTTATATGCAAAAATGCTTAATTTGCGATACCCCTTTAAAGCACAACCTAAAAAAAAATGGGTTGCAAATAGAACACATTACTAATGGACAAAAAATTTGCCATAATCAATGCCGAGATAGTATCGGAAATTATACGTAAACCACACATTGAAGCCGAAGAGTATGAGAATTTTCTATACTACTCCGACAACGAATATCCTCACAAACTTATTGATGAGAATAGGCCAAACGAACACAATATCGTAAAGGAATATCGCAAGAAAACATATCAACCTGTGTTTAGCGAAGTGTTTGACCGTGTGTTGAACTCATTGAACAAGATACAACGTGCCGATGGTTTCATGCTGAAATTCCCTGACCAGAGTGAATTTAGCAAGATAAGTGCCGATGAAAAACTTGATGTTTATTTGACTAAAAACTTTACAGCATCAAAATCATTATTCAATTGGGCATTTCAAGTAGGGTTAAAACAAGCAGTAATTGATGTTAATGGTGTTGTAATTGTATGGAATGAGGAAGAGGTAATCGAAACAGAATATACAAAGCCACAAGCGTTTATAATTAATTCCGACCGCATCATATACAGTTACGAAAACAATGCTATTGTTTACAAAGATGATGATGACCGCAATGTTTATTATTCGATTGATAAAGTATCATGGAATAAATACAAACGTGATTACAAGTCAAACAAGTGGGTTATGGTTGAGCAATACTTTCATAACCTTGGATTGTTTCCCGGCTTTACCATTGGCGGCATAGTTGAAGAAGAAGAAGAATTAGGCCGCGAATATCAATCAGTATTTCGTGCAATGTTGCCGTGGCTAAACGTGGCCACAATTGAGTTTAGTGATTTGCGTGCTGAAATTACGCAGCACATACATTCAACTGTTTGGATATATCAAGACCAACAATGTCCAACCTGCAACGGTAACGGATGGCTTAACAGGGATAATGAGAAAGTGCCATGTACGAATGGCGAGTGTAAAGGCGGTCAAATACCGTTATCGCCTTATGAAACATTGCGCGTAAGACCTGCTAAAACAACAATGGGTGAAGTGCCTGCACCAACCCCACCAATGGGTTACATTCAAAAGCAACCCGAGATAGCAGAGTTGCAAGATAGGCGCATCAATGAAATGCGTTATCGTGCGTTGGCAGCAGTAAACATGCAGTTTTTGGAGTCAACACCAACGGCTCAAAGCGGTGTTGCAAAGGCATACGATAGGGATGAAACTAACAACACATTTTATTCAGTTGCCACTAATTTAGGGTTAATGATGGAGCGCATTAGCTTCCTTGTTGCCAAATGGCGTTATGGTTTGCTTTATGCCGATGCTGATTTACAAAGAATGTGTCCTGTTTGCATCGTTCCCAATACGTTCGATGTTTTGGGTTCACAAACTATTGTTGATGAAATTAAGAGCGCAAAGGATAGCACATTGAACGATGCTGTGTTAAGTGAAATGGAGTTAGAATTTATTAAAAAGCGTTTCCCGAACGACATCGAAATGCAGAATAAACTTCGTGCTGCCTTTGAACTTGACCCTGCGAGTGGTAAGACAGAGGAGCAGAAAGCACTATTGGTAAGCAATAGATTGATGAGCAAGGTTGATGCTGTGATTAGCACTTACATATTTGACTTTGTTGACCGTGCCATTGCCGAAAACAAGGACTTTATCAATCTAACTAAATCACAGAAGTATGCGATATTGGAGCAATACGCAACTGAAAAGATTAGGAATATTGAAGCAAAAGATAAATTAATTGAAAGCATATTAGGTGTCAGCGAGTAAAGACATACAAAAGGTACTTGATGCAGTTGATAATGGTTTGATTGACTTCAATGAAGCTATCCCTGCCATTCAAGAGCAGATTTACAGGCGGTTGTTGAGGTTTCAAAAGGAGTTAATCGTACAAGGCGATACCATTACCAATTCAGCAAGGAATATCAAACTGTTATCCGACCTCAAGACTGATATGGAAAGCATTATACTTGATGACACTGATTATCTTGAAAGCGTTACTAAATTAGGCAAGTTGTATGAAAAGGTTGATACGTTAAACAATAATTACTTTAAGGCATTAGAAAAGAAATTCAAACCGCCAAAGGTATTAGAAGCTATCCGCAAACAATCGGTTACGCTTATGGTTGAAAGCATGACCGAAAGCGGGTTAAACACATCACTCATTACTCCGATACGTGAAATGATTATGACTTACACAACAACGGGTGGAAGCTACTCAAAGATGACAAAGGAGTTAAACAACTTCATCAATGGCACTCCAGAAATCGATGGCGCATTGGTTAAGTACACAAAGCAGATTGCAACCGATTCAATCAATCAATACACGGCAACGGTAAACAGCGTTATATCATCGGACTTGGGATGGGAGTGGTATAGATATGTAGGCAGTAACATAAAGACAACACGCACGTTTTGTAAGGCATTGACACAAAAACAATACTATCACATAAGCGAATTGCCAAAGATTATCAAGGGCAACTTTGAAGAATTTAAGGCAATGAAAGGACAGATATACGACAGAACAGGATTGCCAGAGGGCATGTATGAGGACACAAACACAAGCAACTTCCCTGTTTACCGTGGTGGTTACAATTGCGGACATCAAGCATACCCAATACCAACAAGTTTAGTACCAAAGAACATTATCAATCAATTAAATAAATAAACAATGGAAACAAATCCGACACAAACAAAGAAGTACAAGTTACTATTAATTACTGATGCAAGGGGCAACAAAAAGCACGTGCCATCAAATCCATCAAACAAAAGTTTTTATGCTGCTTACAAATCAACTTTGAGCAAAGATAAGCGTGAAAAGTACACGATTGAAGAAGTTGAACTAACAGTTGATGAAGCGGCCGAGATTGGAGTTGCAGAAGCACATGCCGAGAAGTACCCTGTGGTCCGCAAAGGTCAACAAGCGCAGCAGTCGAATGACATCGTTGCAATGTTGTTAAAACAAAATCAAGAACTTGCCGAAAGATTGGCAGTTATTGAAGCTAAAAAAGGAGGAGCCAAGTAATGCCAAAAGGAACAAAACCAACTAAACCACGTGGCGGGTGCTGCGGTGGAAGTCGTTAATTAATCATTTAAAAAACATAACAACATGGCATTATTAGCTGAAATATTAGAACAATTGTTGCCGAAAATCGGCATCGCACAAGGCACTGATGAGTTTAATTTAATCGTGCAAAACAAGGGAGTAGCGTTTGAAGTACCCGATAAGGTAAAGGAAGCACTACCAACATTGCTTACAATTGAAGAAGCAAAACACAATCCAACATTAAAAGCGCATTATTATGGTAACGCCCTTGACCCATTCAACAAAAAAGTTGAAACGTGGCTAAAAGACAACGGTGTTAGTGAGGATGATGCAAGGGCAATAAGCGAAAACAAAAACACATTTGAAAAGATTGAAAGGGCAATCGCAGCCATAGCAGCTACGAAGCCACAAACAAAGTCAAATGATGCTGAATTAAAGCAGAAGATTAATGAACTTAACCAAATGCTATCACAACAACAACGTGAGCGTGATGAAGCGGTTAATAGCGTGCGTAATGAGTATGAGCAGAGGTTTACTGAACAAGAAATTGATGCGATTATCGGTTCAAAATCATTGCCCGGTCAATTCGATGCAGAGGTTGAACGTAGGATTGCACGTGAATTTTTAAACAAAAAGCTATCCGAAAAAAATGCAACCGTAAAAAGAATTGAAGGAAAATTAAAATTAGTTGCAAAAGATGATGAAAAAATGTTTATCTTTGACAACGGAAAGGAACTCGACCTTGACACTCTCACAAACATGGCCTTGGCCGACAATAAGTTTATAAAAGTAAATGGCGCAGGAAGTCAAGCACAACCGAAGCCGACATCAGGTGGTCAAACACCAAAACTTAACAACGCTGCCAACTCCGCAATGGCTGACATAGAGAAAGCACTTGACGGCTTTAAGTAGCAGCAATAAAAACAATAATTTACAATGGCTTTAGGATATTGTCCCGCAATGCTTATGCACATGAAATTTGTGATAGGCGAAAACGCTCCCGAGCATAAAGTTACTCCGAGCGGTTTATTACGTGCTACCTTGGAAAAAGGCGCACAAGCAACCCCAATTCAAGACGCTTTGTCTTTGGCAAACACAGCAGGCCACATTAAGGACCTGCGCTTGAAGTATTACAACAGAACCGTTCCTGCTCAAATGTCAACAAGCGACAACTGCGATGTTGATTTAGTACAGGCATACGATGAAGTTACCATCGACACAACTTCAATTGTGAAGTTTGGTTTGCACTTTGATGATGCTACAATTGCACGTTACTGCGATGAAGCATCTGCAACCGTTCAAATCGGTTCAGCACCAACACCATTTATGCAAGAACACCTTGCAGGGTTAATGGCCGCAATGAATGGATTTGTTGGTAAAATCGACCAAACTTTGTTAGGTCAAGTAGTATGGGGAACTAATGCCGTAACAGGCAACAACTCTTCTGTTACCGTTAACTTTAACGATGACAACACCATTAACTTATTTAACGAGGGATGGACAAAGGTGCTATCCGATTATGCCGTTAACGAGGGAATGGGTAAGCCAATCGTAATTGGTAGCGGACTTGTAAATAGCGCAATGATACAAGCAGCAAACGGTGCAATGACACAGTATGCTCAATTGAACAACAACGCTGCCGCAGGTAACATTGAGTGGTATCATGATCTTTATGCTGCATCATCATGGGGTTCAAATCAATTCGGAGTATTCCAACCAGGTACTTTCGGACTTGTTGAACTTGACCGTTACAGAGGTTTCCGTGCAAAGAAATTAGGCACATCAACTTTCTGGAACATGGCTGTTCCTTTGAACTTGCCGGGTGCTGATGGCATGTTAGGTATGCTTAACATCGACTTCCAATTAAAAGAAATCGATTGCCCACAAGAAACAACCGTTGGTTACGAAGAAACTACGCTTGGCGCAGGTTACTCATTAATTATGAGCAAACGCTTTGCTTTGTGGCAAGTACCATCGGATGCTTACCAATCAACTGACCGTTTAACAGGTAACAATGGGTCTTTACGTTACACCGCAACTAACTTATAATTGAATGAGTTGCTTTGATGGAATTGTAAAACTTAAGGGTTGCTCAATTACAGAAGTGCCGCAGGCTGTTTATTCTTTGAACAGCCTGCCCGGCATTTCATTAAAATCATTTGAGCAAGTAGCGAATAGTGAGCAAGTAAATTATATTGGCGTATGGAATGCCATCAATGAGCGTGCCGAAGCACGTATTAAAAACCAAATCATTTCTGCAATGTCAACACGTTATGATATTAAACGTGTGCGTAGAACGGTATCGGTTACAGGCACTCCCGAAACGAATGCCATAAGTGATGATGTTTACAAGGGCATATTGTTTATGCAAGCATGGTCATTGAATGAGAATTGGGTTATTAGTCCATTTCAAACATTGCAAGTTGATAGAATATCATTTTACAAATCGGCCACAAACACGGCCACAACTGTTGATATTGAATTTATCAACTACTTAACAAAGGAAGTATTATTCACAAAGACCTTAACAATGGCTGACTTGTCATTGGGTTGGAATGAAATCACTATATTAAAAGAATTTAATTGCGCTTTGCTTGGTATTGCGTTCACAGACACGGATATCAATGGAGTAAGCTACTTGACAACGGATGTCAATGCTAACTTTCAATCATGTTTTTATGATTGCTATGGGTTAGATGAATGCGGTTACATTTACGGCTTTGCAGAAAGCAACGGCAATTACGTTCAAAACAACACCATTAATAGTTTACGTGCAACGGTAACACTCGGTTGCTCATATAACGCTGCTGTATGCAACAATAGACTATTATTTGCCGAAGCATATTGGTATCTATTAGGCATTGAATTTTTAGAAGAACGACTTTACTCCGAGCGCGTGAACTTTTATACATCAATCAAACGTGAAGAAGCCAAGGAGTTAATCAATCTTTATAATGTACGTTATGAGGAAGCATTGAAGAACGCATTAGGTGGCTTAAAGTTTGAGTGTGATGCGTGTTTGGAGTGCAACAGTTTAGTGCAAGTATTTAGTCAAATACCTTAATGGAGATAACAAGCAACATACCATTCGTAATTGGCACGATATTATCAAAGTTTCGTGAGTTGGATAACCCCGAAACAATATCACGTGCTGCTGCATTGGCTGTATTGCCCGAGTTAAGAAATCGCATACATGTTGAGGGATTGAACAGCAAGGGTGCAAAGATTGGCACTTATTCAAATTCATACATGCAAGTGCGTGAGCGTTACAATAGAACTGCCGATAAGAATGTTGTGGCATCATTGACACGTCAACTTGAAAACAATTACACATTGAAAGCGACTGAAAACGGTTACACAATTGATAATTTAGGCAACACAATAGAAGGAGATACTAAAACAAAAACAGATTATTTAGAAGAAAAATATGGCGATATTTGGTTGCTTACCGAAAAGGAGCAAGAGATAACACGTATAGTGGCAGAAGAAACTGCAATAGCATTGATAAAATCATAATGAATAATAAAGCAATCATAACCGAAATTGATAAGGCACTTGTTGCAGCTATTCAAATTGAGAATAGAAAGGCATTCGGCATGGCTGACTTTTATTATGATGGCGATAAAAAATACCCTGGCATTATCGATGGCGAAAACATCATAAATCCATTCTTACAAGACCAATTTAAAATCAGTTGGTATCATAGAACCTCATCAAGTAGCTTCAATGCAATGGAGTTTGATTACGGTAACAAAATGGACAAGGTAGAGGAAACAACACCTGTTCAATTAATAATATTCACACGTGCATTAATCAACTTTGAAACAATCAAAGACTGGTTTGTATCCGCGCTTCCAAGTGTAATGAGTAAAGCAATATGTGAGAGTTTGCAGATATTCGGTTGCACTATCGAGGTAACAAGTACAGAGATGAACAGCAATGTTGTATTCAAAGAAGAATGCACGGATGCCCAAGTGAGAGTTGGGGGTCAATATGGACTGATTGCAGTCCGATACACAATCAAATCAACATATCGTAGAGGTTGTCAAACTTTTTGCGATTGTTAAAACTAAAAATTAATTAACTATGGCTTACTATCCATCAGGTTGCGATACAAGCATCGCAGACCATATATGCGGAACGTGTGGCGTTGAATTATCGCGCGTTCGTTCGGTTGCATTCGTTAATAAGCAATACTATCCAACATTGATAACAGACCTTGAGGATGTTGCATTGTGGAATGCCGGTATTGCTTCGGGCGATATTTACATTTACCCAGAGGTTCAAGGCGAATTCGATGGTGGAACACCAAACATGGGGCAAGGGTATGGCGATACAGAGGAGCAGCTAAACAGCTACACTTTTATGTTGACATTCAAAGACCCTAACTATGTTGGTAATCAACCACACGCAAACACGATTAAGAACACACGCAACTTTCACGTAGCGTTTAGAAGCGAAACCGTGCTTGCAATCAGTGATGAACCTTGCACTATTGTGCCTAAAAACCCAATCGCAAATGATTTGAAATTGGAGCGTACATGGGATTACGAAGTTAAGTGGACAAGCGAAAACTTCCCTGCTGAAGTTGACTCACCATCAAGTGTGTTTACTTGTTATGTTCCCTAACTAACATGATTGAAACCCCGTAAGGTTTCATCATTAATTTAACAAACAATGGCATACTATCCAAGTAACTGCAACGAAATACCAACGCATCAATCATGCACATGCGAGGCCGAAATGGGGCGCGTGCGTGGTGTTGCTTTGATACACAAATCATTTTATAATCAAGTTGCAATTGACCCAGAAAATCCTGTTGTTTGGCAGGCGGGTGTCAACTTGGGCATGATTGTGTTGTTGCCCGAAACCAATGGCGAATACAATGCCGATCCGATAAATGGCCGTGGATTTGGGTATAGTGAAGAAACACTTGTGGCTTTGAAGCATGTTGTAACCTATCAAGACCCTGACTTTTATGGCAATATAAATCATTATAATGCGATAAATGGCAGTAGAAATTACTACATGGCATTTACCACAGAAACATTAGTACATTTAGCACAAAGACCTTGTAATTTAACGGTTAATATGCCGATAAAAAACAGTTTAAAAGATGATATTTTGTACACAATAACGGCATCATGGACACATGATTTGATGCCAGAACAATATTTGAAACCCGATAATGTGTTTGTTTGCAACATCAGCACAAATGTTTACGGTGCTTCATTTGACAATAGCTTTGATGACTCATTTGATATTCCTTAATTATGGCGCAAAAGAACAGGGCGCAAATGCTCATAGATATTACAAGTAACATTTTCAATAATGTTATTAATTATATCACAGGCCAAAACGCGCAGGATAGATTTGTAAACCTACTTGATTCATCACCGAATATTATATCCGATAAAGACCAAGCGAATGGTTATGTTGGACTTGATGGCAACGGTGCAATGTTTTCCTCTTATTACAACGAGAATATATCACGTGCTGATTTGGTTACTTTGTTGACCACTAACACCGCAATTGGGTACAAATTATATCAAGTAAACGATGCCGTTGGTGCTACTAAAATATTGTTAGTAATTGCCGATAGTAACATCACACTTTACCCATTTGCCATTGACTTGACAACGGCCGAGATTGGTACATACAACATCAACACAGACACGTTCACGGTGTTGGCAGGTAGTGGGAATGCTTCGATAATAAGCACAACCGTAACAGGTTTGCAAGGGTTACAAACCACCTCATCGTTAAGCACTACAACATTGTACAACGTGACAGATGCGGTAGGCAACACACTTATTTTGCAAGTGTATGCCATAGCTAATAATACTAATGTTGTGTATGCAATCGATGTGGCTTCGGGTACAATAGGCACTTACAACATCACAACCGATACATTTACCGCTACAACTTCCACCCCCGACCTGCAACAAGTAACGGATGTTGGATTTACAACAAATAATAGGTTATTATCGGATGATGGGGCGGGGAATTATACTGAAGTAGGCAACGGTTATGTATTAATAGCAACAGGCAACACTGGTGATGTGCAAATTAATGCATCGCAAGTTACCGCAAGTTATACCGCACAACTACCCGACAAGGCAACAAGTCCGCAAACCTTTGCGATGTTGAGTGATTTGACAGGGTTGGGCGGCATCACAAAATCAACCGCAGCGGGTACGGACACGTACACAACAACAATAGTAGGTGTTACAGGGTATGTTGATGGGGATACTTACTTAATAAGATTTACAAACGGCAACACAACAGGCGCAACGCTGAATATTAACGATGGGACTTCGTTCCTTGGCGCAAAAACACTATACAGAAATAACGATGGCGCAATAATAGGCGGTGACATTTGGGCGGGTGCTGAAATGCTTTGCGTTTTTAACTCGTTTTTAAACGGGTTTCAATGTATCGGTACAAGTCCGAATAGCTTGTTTGCGTATGTTGTAAACGCTGACTCGGTGACAATAAATAGAGGTCAACCTGTGTATGCTTTTGGTAGTACAGGCAACAGAATGAGCGTTAAGTTGGCAAACAACCAAAGTGATTTAACATCTGCTCAAACTTACGGCTTGGTATTTTCAACATCAATAGCAGCAGGACAAAAAGGTATCATCATTATTCAAGGTGTTTTGGATGGGTTAAATTTGGGCGGTACATGGGCAGATGGCGACCCTGTTTATTTAGGAGCATCAGCAGGCGCAATAACCAAAACAAAGCCATACGCACCTGACCATTTAGTGTATTTGGGAGTTGTTGAACGTGCAAACGCTGGCAACGGAATAATGTATGTTAGGGTTCAAAACGGCTACGAATTACAGGAATTGCACAACGTATCAGCGCAAACACCTGCCGATGGTGACACGCTTATTTACAATTCAACAAACGGATTGTGGGAGGCAAATTTTAACGAGGAATTACAATTAGTATTAACCGCATCTTTTAGATTTTTAACAGGAAATTAATTATGGGACTTAACAACAATCAAATACCGGTGTATGGTATCACACCGAAAACATCAGTTGGTACGATAGCCACAGGAACAACCCAAGGCACATTAGGAACAACAACCAACGCAGCAACCGTAGCAACAGCAGGCGCAAACGGTTGCATTATTGACGCGCTTGTAGCAAGTACAACATCATCAGCAGCAATAAATTTATTTGTGTCAATAGTTGATAGTGCAGGCACAGGGGTAAGACCATTGGGTATTGTTGCCGTTCCTGCGAATAGCGGTAACACATCGGGAAATTTAGCAGTCGATGTAATTAACGCAGCCGTATTAGTAGGTATGACCGTTGACCAAAACGGCAAGCGTATTATTAGATTAGGTGCAAACGAAACCTTGCGTGTAGCAATGGCAGGCGCAACACTTACAGGCATCGTTTACGTATCAGCACAATTTACTGACTTGTAGTGATTAAGACATCCGTAAATACAGGTGTGATGTCGAGCGGCAAGGTCGGTGTCAATCGTGGTGTGTTTATTTGTAAGAATATTTACAACCGCTATTCCGACCTTGATGCCAAGCAGTTTATGTACGCAAGTGGCATCAGCAACAATCAAATCAAAGATGCTATTTACCGCTTGTGCATAGACCTTAAAATGGCGGGCATATTCACTAAATGCACGGCTATCTACCCATTCGTAGGTGGCACGGCAACAACACATAGGTTTAACTTGCGTGACCCTCGTGACCTTAACGCAGCTTTTAGGTTGCAGTTTTTTGGTGGCGGCACGCACTCGGCAAATGGCTATCAACCTAACGGAACAAACGGTTATGCAGATACGTTTTTAGTGCCAAGCACATCTCAATCACTTAACTCAAATGGAATGGGTTGTTATATTGGTACTAATTTAAGTGAATTACAAAGTGAACCTGTTAATATGGGTGCATTTAATTCAGTTACACAAGCAAGCAGTATGGCTGTAAATAATACTGTTTTTGGAGGTCGTATGAATGGAACATCATTAAGCGTTGCAAATACAGACAAAAGAGGTTTTTATTCAGCACAAAAAACATCAGCAACACAAACTGATTTTTACAAAAATGGAGTATCGGTTGTAGGTGGTAATAGTGGAGGAACTTTATCTGGGTTCAGTATTTATTTAGGCACATTAAACTTATCGGGTTCGCCATATTCATTAGCTTACGTAAGAAATGATTTTAGATTTGCTTTTATTTCAAGCGGACTAACTGCGTTTGAAAATTTAAATTTATACACTATCGTAAATAATTTCCAAGTAACGTTAAATCGAAATGTTTAAACTATCCGAAATATCACGTGAGCAGCACACGCAGTTTGTTGGGTTACTAACCGACAAAGAAAAAGATGCGTTAATAGGTCAACTATTTGCGCCCGATTGCTATTTCAATCCGTTGCAAGATGCCGACAATAATTGGTTTATTTCAGTTGAAGAAATCGACCTATGCGTTAACGATGAATTTATGTGGGTGAAAGACCTGACATTAATACCCTACAATCCTAAAATAGAAGAAACACTTATATGAACCACGACATAGCGCAAGCGCACAGCACGATTACTGATTTATTTGGCGGAACTATATTAGGTGCTATACTGCAAGTGATGATAGGCACTACTACTTTATTTGTTGAACTTTATACAAGCGGAGTTGATATGGACGAATTTACTAAGTGGGCAATAAAAATAGGTTCGTTAATCGTGGTTATACTTGGTATTGTTAACGGTTGGCTTGCGTACAAGAAGAACAAGATTGAGTTACAAAGATTGGAGAATGAGCAACGAGCTAATAGCAATCGTTAAGCCATTCATTGCGGTTATCATTGTAGCCGTTGCCTTTGTAATCGTTATGCGAGCCGAGTATCGAAAGGCAGTAAAAACGGTGCTTGGGGCGGTGTTGGTTTGGTTAGGTTTGCGAGATTGAATTTAATTACTATCTTTGCGGCAAACTAAAACAAAAAACCTATGAGCCGAAACCAAAGAAAATTATTTGAAGCGACCGTGTTTGCGGTCATTTCAATTGTGATGAACACAGCCGTGTTGCACGACATTAAAAACATTGCATTAGAGATTATCACAATGGAAAGCCGAGTGCTTCAAGCGTTTGTGTGCTTTTCATTAAGTGCCGTGCTTGCTACGTTGCCGATTACATTATTCACTTGGTATAAAAGTATAAAGGGATGAAACAAACAGCAGTTGAGTGGTTAGTTAATGAACTTGAAAATCATCACGTTTTTCACGATATTAAAAATACAGTTGCATTTCAACAAGCCAAAGCAATGGAAAGGGAGCAGATAGTTGATGCGTATGAACAAGGCGAA